TGCACTGGCCATTAATAGTACCCCTTGACTTTGTGAAACTCCCATGCTTTGCATGGCGTCTGGTATCTGTGTTTGATGTAAGCAATTGTCCTATCGATCTGTGCAAATGGGTCGAGCGTACCGTAATGCTTTGACCGCATTTGTCCCAGTCCATAATGACTATGGTTACGAGCTTTGTAATTCCACCTGGATTCCTTGTGAATGATTGCGTTAAAGCATTGAAACTCTTTATACGATACAAGCTTTACATGTGCATAAATCTTTAAATGATCTACGTTGTTTTGACTTCCATTTGCAGGCGTCATTCCCATGACACAAAGCACGCCCCAAAGCACCAAACTACGCCAGCGAGCTAACCGCTTCAGCGGCTCGCCTGCGAGTGTTGATGCTAGCAACCGTGTCAAGCACTGAGCCTAATCTTGAGCGAGTCCCACAGGTTTTGCCCCCATGTGGATAACTCCTGTGGATAACTATTCATTGTCAACCCCTATGTTTGCCACGGTCATAAACGTACAAACGCTGCATTGAATTGTTTCAACGCCTTCTGGCAATAGGTCAGTTATCTTGTGAATGACTTGCTTTGTAACCTTTTTACACTTTCGACAATCAAATTGCACTGTTTGCATAGTTAGATTTCCTTAAATTTTCAATAGGTTGCAGGTTTATTTGAGTGACCCACCAGTTTGGTTGCTTTGAATGGCGATACTTGTCACGCCTAGCCATGGCAATGGGAATCCAGCCTTTTATGTCATAGTCAGGTGATGTGCCAGTTACGAGTACGGCAATGTCATTTGGACGGTCATACTCATGGACGATCAGCTGGCCTGTGTCGTACTTTGTCCATTTGACTTCAATTGAGTTGCCGACGTCAGCTTTGTTTTTCCATTTATGCTCAAACGGATCAAAAGGAAGATTGAAGTATTTGGCCACAACCCATTCACTGCCAATTGTTTCGCTGATTTCAATGATGTACTCAGCAAATGACTTTGTTTTGTCATACATGTTTGGCATGGTTGATCCGCCATTTTGCTGGTATTTGATCGCAGCTAACAAACAGATCACCTGTTCATCACGGTGCAATTTCATTTTCAACGGCAACCCCCGCAAAACCAAATAATCTTTTCGGTTGCGTCATAACCCTTTTGGTAGCCAAAATCGTCATGTTTTGAGAGCAATGAGCATTTGTCACACTGGCTCATTTTGTAGATTGCCACAACTGCGCCGTTTTTAAGCAAACGGCACGTCATTGTTTGCGGATTAATTAGCTCAACGTAATCGCTCATAAATGCAACCGATTTTCACAACGCTTACAAAAGAAAACAACCAATGAATCATCACGATCGTATTCATTGACTTGCGTGAAATCGTCACAATCTGAGCAATTTTCTACCCCGCCGTATCCGCTGAAACTGTAAATCTTGCCGTCGGGTGATGTATAGATTTTCTTTAAATTCAAGTCGCTCATACTTGTGGCTTCCATTTCCCGTCACTGGCCAAAACGTACCAACGTGGCTGGCATTGCGTTGCCTTTGTGCGTTCAGTGCAGAAATACCCGCCCCAATTCTTAGGCGCGCCCTCATGTGCTTGTTTCCAAACCATGTGACCGTGATTGCATTGCGGGCTTTCTTCGGCCAATTTGCCACCTAACTCACTTGCTATCTGTGAAATGGCGTCAGCTGCGGTCACAATGCCAGCGGCGTGAACTTCGGCTTCGGTTTTGTAACTGGGCACGTCGCCAAATTTTGTCGTCCAATAGTCGTACTCTTTTTCGGCATTTGCCACGACTGCACTTTTTGTTTCGACCTGCGCCATGATTTCCTTTGTGCTGCGTTCAGCACCACCCATAACAAGCTGTTGAACACGCATGATCGCGCTGGTAACGGTATCTTCAACAAACCAACGCTTCATGTTTGGCTGGTATGCGCCAACGTAGCCATGTGCATAATCGATGCCCGCTGGTTGTTCGTCAGCTTGTTTGCGATAGGCCTTGGCTTCGACAAGGACATAGCCCTTTTCTGCACTAAATTCCACAATGCGCGTTTCGATCCGTCCAGTCGGATAGGAAGCCAACCAGCGTTCGAGTCTTTCGCGTGAAGCCTCATAATTATCTAGAAAACCCATTTAACTTCCCTTCGACTTGGTGAATTAATGTGTCTGCAATGTGCTGTGCAAGGCATGATGTGCAGCCATGGCCGTGTGTTTGGTGGCAACACCCAAATGATGTCGTAATTGCCATTTTGATTGTCTCAGCCAATTCAGTCATTTTTTCACCGCATTTGAGCTGTGACGACCAATTGCCTTGCCGCGAGCTAAACCTTCACGGCGGCCGTCTTTGAATCCTTTTGCATAGCCAATCGCAATTGTGATGACTGACCAAATCATTAACATAAGCAAGCGAAACAATGTTTCGCCGTCAAGCAAGTCAACTACCATTTTTTGATCTCCCGAATCTAGGTGGCAACCATTACCACCTGAATTAAGGGTGAAGCATGACCCTGACAAAATCAAGCATTGCGCGTGTTGTGCGGCGTGTCGCTAGCCAAAAACCTTGCCGTCAACAATAAATGAGCCGTCGCGTTCAATTGGCACAATCTGCGGGCTGACCTTTGACTTTTCGACTCGTAAAATGCCAAACCCTTGAGTCCAGTTGGCTGTGCCTTTTGTGTATTTTGCAGCTGAAAAACGCATAAGGTTGCCCACTTCCATGCCCCATAATGTGCGTCCCATTTTGTAGCCGCTGGATTCTGTAAAGGTTGAAATGCCCAAACGGTGCGTGTGACCTTGAACGACAGATTTACCATGTAAGCGCGCAGCTCTTAAAGCTGAAGCCCCGGCATTTGGCGTTGTGCCCTGTTCGTCGCCGTGAATTGCGATCCAGTTTGTGCCCTCAATTGCATACGGCTTACGATAAAAGTCAATGCCTAGCTCATCAAGCTTCATGAAGTTTTCGTACTTTAACTCAGGCGCGCCAAGTAATGCAGGCAAACGGCTGGCAATGGAATTGAACAAACGGTCTGTGTGATTCGACCTGACCATACTTGCCTTCGGCACGTGGCGGGTTAGTTCCCACAATAAGTCAACGCAGCGATCACGGTCACGGCCAATAGTGGGTTCGTGTTCCTCACTTAAACCACGTGACCATTTTGAGATTGTATTAAAATCGATTTCATCGCCAATTGTAATGACTTCATCAGCCCGAAATGCTTTGATAAATTTTGCCAAATTACGCGTTGCCCGTACATCTTCAAAAGGGACTTGAAGATCACTGACAACGACTATTTTTTTCATTCGTCGTCGTCTTCGTATTCCGTCGACCCGATTTTGTTTGGATCGACTGGCTCAGGCAAAATCCAGCCAGGATAAGCGTCTTTGTCGCTCAAAATACCTAATGCAATTTCGACGCTAAAGCCAGCTTTACGCAATGCTTTGTAATACTCATTCAAAGCAATGCAGTATTGTTCAAGCGGCGTGTAGTCGTTTTCCTTCACGGTGCTTACACGCTTTGTGCTTTTCCTTTTTGGCGTCATAGCATAATTGTAAAGGCTAGTCAATCAATTTGTTGTACAACACGTCTAACCGAGCTTCTATGCGGTTGACCTGATCTTTAAGGCTTGAACCGCCATTTGGTTTAAATTCTTCAAGCACTGACCGAACCATGACTTTGACGCCAGAATAGACGGCAGCCACTACACCAATGCAGCATGTAACAACCGCCGCCCATTCGGTCGGCGTCATTCCCCAGTAACTCCGAAACTTTTGTCATTTGGGTTTAAGTAGCGCAAAACGACTGGTGCAATAGCTGCACTCCCTGCCATAAGCAAGGCTTTTGGATCAGTAACGCCAGCCATGTAAAGCGTCAAAACGGCAGCTAAAAACGAGCGTCCCCATGAAGCTGCTATTGCTTTGGCTTTATCCATTTTTTTGTCTCCTTTTTTGGTTTTACTACTTTTGTGGGCAATTCAATTTTTGGGTATTCGCCCTTGTAAGGCACAAATTTTGGCACGCCAAAACCAACAATGTCACGCTTCAATGATCGTTGCTTGATCATGACCATGCCGCCATTGCGCTGATCGCCTGAGCCAGATGTGTTGCCCTCAATGCAAGTCACGACGTCACTGCCATGCTGAAAATCAATCACAATGCCAATGTGTGAAATGCGATCAACACCGTCATGTGGAAAGTCCATGAACGCTAATGCGCCAAGGCTAGGCAAATTTGACCAACGGTTTGTTTCCTTGAATTTATGCGCGCCAATAGCCGTTGAAACGACTGAATGAATTTTGACGCCAGCCTGTGCAGCGCACCAGTTGACAAATGAACCGCACCATGGCAAACCGTCTGCCTTTGTAAATTTTCCGTACTTTGTCAGGTTGTCGCCTTCTTCAATTGTGCCGACTTCAGCTGCTGCGACTTCGATCAACCTTGCATTTGTACCGTCAGGATAAGTCATGAAAGCAACAATTTCGCTTCGTCTTCAGTAATTCCCAATTTGGCAAGCAATGCAGCCTTTTCTGCTGCCTTTGTTGCTTGTGCCTCAGCTCTTGTTATTGCTTCGGCTTTATCAGATTCGAATTGTTGGATTTCCTCAACCGTCATCTCACGCTCAATGACTTCGCCAGTTTTTACATTGTGTTCTTTAATAAACATTATTTGACTCCGTAAAGTATGTAGGTGCCTTGGCTGACAAATCCACCACTTGGTGTAACGGTTATGCGATCAATGGCTGTTGCTTGATTATAAATGCCATAAAGAAAAGACCTGCGCCATTTAGTATTTGCACCGTCTGCTGTTGATGTGTAAATGGTATCTGTGGTGCATCTTTTCCAAATTGAAGTATTTGCATAATTTTGTATTTCTATAACACTACTTTGAGTTGTTGCCGTATTGCTCATGCCATCGGACATGTCAATTCTTGTTGCGCCAAATGTGTTAAAAGAACCAGCATTATTGCTATCGGTCCATGTGTAGCGTGTATTTGAATCGTTATTAAATCTTAATTGTCCATATCCTGTATTGGTTGCTGGTGCATAACCTAACAAGACTAAAACCAAATCCACATAAGTTTGGTTAATTGAAGTCAGATCAAGTGAAGCGCCAGAAAGCGAACCGCTGGCCAAAACTGTCATTCCACCTGCCGAAGCTGTTGCCCATGTTGGCACACCGCCTGCAACTGTTAACACTTGACCTGTTGTGCCGATACCTAAACGCGTGTTCGTGTTTGCCGTTGCTGAAGAATAAGCAAGATCGCCCAGCGTCGTGCCTGGTTGTAATGCCTTTAATCGTGTGTCAACGCCCTGCAATGCAACGTCAAAATCAGCTGGTAAGTCAGTAACCAAGTCGCTTGATGTTGGTAGCACAAAGCCATAATTGGTAGTCGGATTTGCCATGTTTTCCCCTTTTCTAAGCTACTATTGTGGCATTTGCCCAGTCTAAAGTCGGCGACACGCTTGCCCAAGTTTCGGTCACTGGCACGTCATTCCAGCGCATTGCCTGTAATGAATAAGCCAACGGCGATAAAAGCAATGTGACCGAAAGCTGATTGTAAGAAGCTTGAAATGACCAACCTTCAACAAAACCTTGAAACGTACCTGAATTCATGTTTAATGGCAGATTTTGCAGGGCGATTGCTTCACCCATAAAAATGTTGATGAGGTTGTCACGGTCGGCATTGTCAATTTCAGGATTGGTTAAGTCAAAAGAAATCGAGCTAAAGATCGGTTGAGGGTTGGCACGCAAGGACAAATAAAACGCAGCTTGTGCAGTCGCGTCAGCTGAGTCGTGCAATGTTGTTGTGATGACTTGGCTGAGATTGCCGTACAAAGCAATTGACGCTGGATCGCTGTCTGACACGTCATTTTGACTGGTTGAGCCGTATTTAATCGTAATTGCATTGCGTACATCTCCGACGCGGGTGTCAATGCGTAGGCCAGCGGCGCGTGCATGGCGAGCGTCAAGATCGACATACCCGTTTGCTTGAAGGTATTGCGTGCGGTGCGTTGAATCAGCATAACCAATGCGCCCTTGTGCGTCTTCATACAAGTAGCCGAGCCCAGATGTTGCCAATGCTGCCACAAGTGAATAAGCGTCGATCGGGTCTGAACCACCACCACGCGCCGACAGGTCGTAATTGCCTGGACGATCTATTTCACCCAGTCCAGTATTGCCCGCATTTGCCCAAGTTATAGCTGGGTCGTATGTTGCCCAAGTCAATGCCCCAGGCACTTCAGCCCATGTTTGAAACAAAACCTGTGATAAAATTTCAAAAATTTGGTCGCCGTCAAAATCACGCGCAAGCGCGTCGGTGTAAATGTATTTCGGCAAACGTGACAATGCGCCAAGTGCCGTGATGTTGTAAGTCTGTGTGAACATGGTTGAACCCACGTCGCGCACTTCCAAACCAATGTCAACAACATTGCCGCCAAAAATAGGCACAAACGTGCCTGATGTGTTTTCAATTGAAACGCCAATTGTTGAATTTATTGATACTGGGATCGCCGTTTGGTCAACGTCGATTAGCTGAATGTTGACGTATCCTGCCTGCGCCTGTTCGTAAATGTTTGTTCGGCCGCTGCGAATGACAAGATTGGCTAAAACCGCATTTGTGTATTCAACGCCGTCTAGCTCGACCTTCCAAACTGGATTCCATTGACTCATGCGATTTGCAGGTTAGTTGCGCCACCTGTGCCGCGATAGAAGCTATTGTTTAAGGTCTCGACAATTGTGCGGGCTGTGCCTTCCTTGTCAAATGCACCTGTTACGGTCAAATTGATTGTTGTCCCCATTGAAGCAGCTTCCGCCATTCGGAAACTGCCTGGGTTAAATCCGCCTGAAACTACGTTTGACGTTGCAGCAGCCGCACTTGCAGCCGCCTTTGAAGCGGTAGTCAAACCGCTGGTGCTTGGAACACTTATTTTTGGCGTTGTAGTGCCAGTCGTTTTTGCAAGCGTTGTAGTGCCAGTCGTAAATGATTGACCGCTAGGCATAGTGCCCGAAAATCCAGCAGCTCCAGAAATGTCTAAATCCTCGGTGCTGACGTCACTACGTCCAACAAGTGCAGCTGCACCAGCCAAAATGCCGGCAGCAACTCCCACAGCAGCTAATCCTGCCAATGGATTTAGTGCAAAATAACCTGCAACACCAGCAATGATCGCTGAAGCCTTCAAAGCATTGTAAGCGGTAATTACTGTTTTGATTAATGCAATTGTTCCTGTAACGGCTGCCGCAATTTTGGAAACAACAAAAATGGTCGCAATAACACCAGCAACAATTTTTAATTCATCTTTGAGATCAATAACTGTCGCGATCACTTTGCGAACTTGTTGACCAAACTTGAATGCACCGTCAGTTGCGTCGCCTGTCGCTTCTTTCAAACTGCCTTGACCCGTAAGCCCGTTGATAAATGATTCAAGGTTTGGAACAACGGTAGTCAAAACATAATCTGACAACTCTTGAACGATTGGCAATAAAGCTGCACCAATTGATTCTTTTGCTTCGTCAGTCGCAATTCGGATTCGCTCAAATTTAACGGCTGCGGTTTCGGCTGCGCCTTCTGCAAAATTTCCGTAAGTTGTTTCAAGCGATTTAATGATCGCTTCATTGTCCTTAGATTTCAAAAGGTTAGCGTCAAGTCCTAAACCAAGCTTGTTAAGAGCCGCGGTGTTTCCGTCGTATGCACGACCCAATGCGTTTGCGACGGTTTCTACAGGCTTACCAGCTGCAACGCTGAGATCGAGCGCAAGATTTAACAAACGCTGAGCTTCTTCAGTGTCTTTTGTGCTTCTAACCAAACGGCTAAAGGCTGGACGCAATTCGTCGTCGGTTATGCCCACCGCGATTGATGTGGCCGTTATGTAATCTTCGACACCAGCAATTTGTGCTGTTGTTGCGTTGGTTGTAGCCCTAATTGTTTCGGCTAACTTTTCCTGTGCTAGTGCGTCTTGGGCTGCTGCCTTTACCGCGTCAGCTGCAAATGCCAGTGCCGCTGTACCAGCCACGGCAAACGCCAATGCAGCTTTTTTGCCAAATTCTGTTGCCTTGTCACCAAAGGTCTGTGTTTCCTTGCTTGCCGTGTTTAACCCAGCAACTAAATCTTTTGTGTCAGCAAGTATCGATAATTTAAGGGTGCGACTGCCAGCCATTAGTCATACTTCCTAACTATTGTCGAAAAGGCCTGTTCCCACTTTTGAATGATTTCAGGCTGTGCCGATCTTAAAGTGGGATAAATAAACCAACCGCGCGACCCGCGACCTTCACGACCTGACCAGACTGGAAATTGCTTGTATTTATTTGAACCAAATTCAGCACCGCCCCAAAGCTGTTGAGTAGTACCGCCACCGCTTAATTTTTGACCAGCAAAACCAAAACTGATCTCACCAATCTTTGATGACTTTGAAACCTTGGAACCCTCGGCAACTTTATTGTCTAAACGGTTGCGGGTTAGATTGCTGGCTGCGCTAACAATTTTGGCACGCACGAAATCAGCAAGCGCACTTGACGTTTGCTTGGCTTGGGCAATAGCTTCGTCATCCATTGCCTTAAATGCCCGCGTAATTGATCGCAATTCGGCTTTGTCATAAGTGATTGCGTCACTTGCCATTGTTGCGCCTTTCCATGATTTCAATAACTGTCAAAATGTCTTCGGCGGTTTCAAATACGTCTGGGGGTAGCCCCGTGGCCAAGGCTACCTCCCAAACAATTCGACTTAGGCTTCCGACTGGGTAGCTTTTGGGTTTGCTTCACCAACGATCACTTCGGAGATTGTTTCCGTCCAAATGTCAATTGGCTTAACTGGCTTTCCCGCAGCTTCGCGCTTCATGGCGTGATAAGCCAAAAAGACTAAATCGGAAATTCCGATTTTTTCTTGCGCTTGTGCAATGGTGTTCCCAGTGTGCTTTTCCCATTTAACCCACTCAGGCGGTGCGGCAACATAAGTTGCTTGCATGCCGTCGTTGTATTCAATTGTGATTGGTAGTTTCAATTTTTCCTCCCGATTATCTTTTAAGCGAAGTTTTCGGCTGGTGTGCCAATTACTGTGAATGACAACGATACTGTTTGTGCGTCAGGTGCTGTGCCTCCCACGCTTGGAAATGCTGGCAAAATCTGGAATGTGAATGTTGCACCGCTTGCAGCTGTCATGACTGTGCTAATTCCTGTGTTTGGTGCTGATTCTGTTGCATTCCACAAGCCCTCACAAAGTGAACCTGTTGCGCCCCAGTCTGCAAGCATTTCGACGTCAAATGTAAACTGATCGT